CCTTCTCGGGCTGCGGCTTATACTCGGTGGTCGTCCAGTTGATGTTGAACCCCTGCAACTTCACCTTCTCGGCTCCGCCCATGATATCCATGATGCCTTTCTTGGCACCCTCTTCAATCTCTTTGGCGTTGGCCTGGTCGGTCTTCGCCTGGTTGATGATCTCGGCCAGGCTCTTGAGCTTCTGCCGGTCTTCCTCCGAGAACAGGTCATCAGGCCCCTCGGTCAGGTCATGGGCCTCGGCGCGTCGATTGCCTGGCACTATTGCGCTGGCTTCGCTGGCGTCGATTGGCGGGTAGTCCGATTCGTTCGCCATGTGCTCCCAAAATTCATCGACGGCTTTCTTGATGGCATACTGCACACCCTCGTGCGCCTCAAACACTGAGATCGTCCAGTTGCATGACGCCCGATCGAGCTGGGCCAGGATCGCCCAGGGATAGCCAGTGCAAAGCATCTGGCCCTGCATCTGCAGCATGTAGTGCTTCGCGTCAGGATCCTCCGGGGCATAGGTCGGCGACTTGAAGTCGATCACGCCCGGCCCCTCGAGCTCCCAGGTCTTCCCGCGCCAATCGGTGACGGTGACCTCGTGAGGGATGACGCCATCGAGGGACGCCACGAGATTGCAGCTGTCAGCTCGGTAGCCTTTGGTCGGGATATCGACGACACAGCTAAACTCATCCTCAAACCATTGGCGGATGGCATCCTCGAACCGATTGCCGGCGTCCATGATGCGGGAGGTCGGGAAGAGATCCACGCCTTCAAGGGCTGCGCGGTGACGTTTAAGGATGTCGTTCGGCGTGTTCCCGAACGGACGAAGGTATTGCCCGCCCACGGGCACGATCGCCCCCAGGTCTGAGGCACCGGACTCGAAGCCGGTCTTGGAAAATTTAGCCATTAAAAATTTCTCCCATGATTAGCGTTAAGAGGATGGAACCGTATATAGCAACGGCAACAAGAACTGATCCGAGAATGAGCTTTGCGATTTGCATTCGACCTCCTGTGACAGCTCGCGGTGTGTATGCAGATCGCGGATCAGCTGCCTGATCCGTTTATTGACGTTCCGCACGTTTGGGTTGGTGGTAGTGGCGAGCCGGTGGAGCTCGCGCACTATCCTGTCGGTGCGATGGTCGCTCATGCTGCGAGCGCCATCACGTTCTTGACCTGTTGCGCCGACCAGCTGCCGCCGCGTGAGGTCTCAGCGTTTTTCCGCTGATTCAATTCGCGGGCGATGCCGCGAAGAGAGGTGATGCCGAGGGCCTGGATCTGTTCGATCACCGGGATGATGGCCTGGGCATGTGCTTTGGCTTGCTCCTGACGGGCTTTTAAGCCGGCCTGAGAGGCCTTCTTGATGTCTGGGCTACCCAAGGTCACCCCACGGGCCTTTGCGGCCTGTAGGGCAGCTCTGGTGCGCTCAGAGATCTGCCGGCGTTCTTGCTCGGCGAACACGGCTTTGATGCCATACTCGAGAGGGCCCATCTGCGGGCTGTCGGCGACCAGGAGCTCCAGCCCAGTGGACTGCAGCGCCAGGAGATAGGCAGCATCGCGAGAGAGGCGGTCGAGCTTGGCGACCACGAGCGTTGCGCCGGCGGCGCGGGCTGCAATGATGGCAGCGCCGAGCTCGGGCCGGTCGTTGTTCTTGCCGCTTTCAATGTCGGTGAAGGTCTCGAGGATCTCGCCACCCTCAAAAGAAACGGCGCGGTCGATCGCCTCACTCTGCCCTTCGAGCCCGAGGCCAGAAGCCCCTTGCTCTCGGGTGGAAACGCGGCGGTAGGCTATAAACTTTTGCATTATCTTTCTCCCAATTCCCGGCGGTCATCGCCGGGGCATCTTTTGTACACTCTATGATCAGCTGGCGTCAACTATTGAGCGGATCGTCAGGCGCTGCTTCGACCAGGTCACTTCGACATGCGTGGCGTTCGGGAACACCTCGTTGACGATCGCGCCGGTGAAATAAATGTTGGCCTGGCCGTTTGGGCGGGCGCTGACCATACGGAGCTCTTGCGGCTCGTCATCGACAGCTGCGATCGTGCGAGCGTCGAGCTCCAGGCGGTTGGCGTGTTTCGTCAGGCGATAGATGGTGCCCCCGGCAAACCCGTAGTCGGACAAGCGTTTGTTGTCGAGGCAAATGCGGCGCTTGCCACGGTTGACGTTGATCTTGTGGGTAGTGGTCATGGTTTCCATTTTGGTCTCCTGTTTTTCGGTCATTTCATTAGGCCGTTTCGACTGTCCTGTTGCTGTTCTGTTGTCGTTCAGTCGCTGTATCGGTTGAGACATAACGCCAATATGTCAATATGTCAACACTTGCACCTGGAACCCTTTGTGGAGCTGACGCACTATGTCGAAGAAACGGACCACCATGTATTTCTCCCCAGAGCTCGAGAAGGCTCTAAAGCTGCACGGCGCGATCGCCGGCAGGACAATAACCTCGATGGTCGAGGAGGCCGTTTGGGCCTGGCTCGAGGACAAGGGGGGCAAGCCGATGCAAGACGCTCGGATCGCCCGGCTTGTTGAAGCGGCCGGTCATCAATGAGGGTCATCGCCGGCATCGATCCTGGCATCACAGGGGGGCTCGCGGCCTTTACTGAGGCTGGGCTCCTGGCTATCGATTTGCCTACGATCGACAATGAGATCGACGGGCTCGAGGTTGCGGATCTGATGACGCAATGGGCTGTCGCGGCTGTCGTCTTAGAAGAGAGCCAGGCGTTCCCTGGCCAAGGCGTAGCGACGACCTTTCGGTATGGCCAAGCGTTTGGCACGATCATCGGAGCTGTCCAGGCTCGAGGCATTCCAATCTCGAGGGTAAGGCCAGCGCAGTGGAAGCGAGAGGTCGGGCTGCAGCCACCGCGAAGCTCCGCAGAGAAAGGCCTGACGAAGGCCAAGGCTACGCGGTTACGGAAAGAGCAATCCATCCAGGTGGCAACGGAGCTGTTCCCTGACGCAGCTCACCAGTGGCAGCGAAAGAAGGACAACCATCGGGCCGAGGCAGCTCTTCTGGCGCACTGGGGCCGGCGGCGTGGTCTGTGAGAGGTGCGGCGGGACAGGCATGATTAAGAGGCCGGTTGTATATAAGGACATCATTTTCGAACGGGGCCGGTACTTGGACAGCGAATTGATTTTCGAGGCTGTAGGACAGCGTGAGAAGATCGGCGGTGAGGATGCTTGCCCGGATTGCGCCCGGCGGGCTGAGATAGAATTCAATGGGATGACATGATATGACGAAACCAATTGAAGAAATGACGCTCGAGGAGATCCACACAGAGATGGAGAGGATCTCGAACCGGCTGACCATACTGCACAATGATGACACCGTTGGGCATACTTGGGGTGGCTCGTACTTCTCTGAGATCCGGGAGCTGAACGACAGGTGGGGGCAGCTGAATGCGGCGCTCGAAAAGATCGGCCAGGATTGAAGCGGTCGATGCTCGAGAGAGATGTTTCATTTGTGATGAGGTCGGCCTGGTCGGGCCTGATGTCGTCCCATTGGCTTCTGGTCACTGGGTGCATCATGGCCACTGCCATCAGCTCCTCATCAAGTATGATCTGGGAGATCTGAGCGATGGCACAATTCCCGAACATGCCGCTGTGGACTGACGCCTATCTCGGCGACACCAGGCACCTGTCATTAGAGGAGCACGGGGCATATCTGATATTGCTCATGTGCGCCTGGCGATCGAAGGATTGCAACTTGCCGGCAGACGATAAAAAGCTTGCTCAGATGGTCGGCGTTGGACCCAAGAAATGGGCAAAGCTAAAGACATCGATCTTGGAATTCTTCGACGAAAAAAACGGGCAACTCACACAAAAACGGCTCCTGAAGGAACGCTTTTGGGTCGAGGAAAAACGAAACCAGCAATCGCAAGCCGGAAAGGCTAGTGCATTGAAAAGAAAGAAAACAACATCAACGACCGTACCAACGACCGAGGCAACGGGAGGGGCAACGGAACGTCAACCCCCATACCCATACCCATATAGTAGTTATGTAGATATTACTGACGTAATATCTCCATTGTCAGAATCTGCGATTCCGACAATCTCCGATGAGACCCGGATGGCTGTTTCGGCATACAACGAAATTGCAGCTCGTGTCGGTCTCCCGAAAGCGCAAAAGATCACCTCGACACGCCGATCGAAAATCAAGGCCCGGCTGAAAGACGCCGGCGGCATCGATGGATGGCATGCAGCCCTTGCAAAGCTCGAAGCGGCAACCTGGATGCACGGCGATAACGACAACGGCTGGAGAGCCGACCTGGACTTCATGCTCCAGGAGAGATCATTCACAAAGCTCATGGAGGGCTCGTATGACCGAAACCAAACAGCTCGCAATCCCGGACAAGGCAACGCGGCACCAGGTCGATCAGATCGTGCGTCAGTCGCTGCCGCAGTCAATCGCGTCTTCGATCGACGAGGTGACAAATGCTGATTTCGATGTCGTCAGGTTCATCTTGCCCGGCGAACAGTCGATGGAAGATCTCGTGACAGCTCGGGACATCATCGCAAAGGCATCAATCCCGATGGATCGCAGCGAGATGGCACAGGCAATCACAAAGCTCCTCGTCCTGACCAAACGGCGAGCGGAAGACCAGGTCGATCTTGAGCTCATGGTCTCGGCATACGCTGAACGGCTCGAACAGTTCCCAGGCGATATCGTCGCCGAGGTGCTGGACAGGTGGCCGGCTAACTCGAAATGGTGGCCGGCATGGCAAGAACTCGAAGAGGAAATCAGATGGCGAAACGAACGGGCAATGATGAAAGCGGCGATCGAACGGAAGATCGA